CCTCATCTTCTCACCAGCGGGTCCACCGTTAACCCAATAATCGATCTGCTTATTGAATTTGCGTAAAAGCTCTAGCCGATCATCTTTTAGATTATTGAGTTTCCCCTGAGCTATGTATTCAAGAACCAACTTCTTAGCCAACTGAAGGTTGTCATCGGGAGAGGGGGCTGTGTATTCACCATCCTCTACAATCTTGTCTAAAATCATATGAATATAGTCAGATGCAGCGTTGTATAGATTCTCCTCAGCCTCTAGGTCTGGGTAATCAAGAAGCCTTCTGCCTGCTTCTGGAGTGATAAGCCCTGCCTGCATCATCTCTTGAATGGTTGCAAGGCGACCCTCTGGATCATTCGGAAGCTTAGAGACTGGATAGATCTGTAGTTGGAACTCGTCGTTCTCCATATCCACGTCTGACCAATCGATTTTTTCTATAAACCTTTTTCCAGGAACCTTAACTGTAAGCTCTCCGCTCTCGTCGTAAGCTTTTCTCGCAACCGAGATTGCAATCTTGGCAAGATCCACAAAGAATTGCTCATAGGCCTGAGCCACTGTCTGAAATCTCTGAATCTGAATATCATCAACAGCCCTTAAGGCTTTTCCAGAATCAATCCCCATGGGCTTTAGGCTAGATGCTGAAAGCTGGCTAACGCCTGGGAGCTGATACCCTTTTTGAATCATGTTTTCTAAGTGATTGTAGATCTCAGGTTGGACAAGTTGGGGGACTATGTATTGGGGCATCGTATCGCCCGCGTATTCCATAATAGTACCGACGGCGTTATCGAAGTGGCTTTTAATTACCTTTGATCCAGCCTTAACAAAGATCTTGTGAGTGCCGCCTAAATATAAGGATCTTTGGATTGAGATGAGTGTGCGGTTGATTTCGATCTGAAGGGGCACAAGTTGTTCAGCCATTCCTTGAGCATAAAAACCGTAAATGCGAGGAGAATAGCGAAGAATAGCAAAAGGAAAAAAGTCCTCTTCATAATCCTCAGAATGAAGAACTGTATTCTCAGTGACAATTACGTGCTTTCCGGGTTTTCCCCCGGTTGGAAGTCGCCAAGCTTCAACAACCGTGACAGTGTCCGCAACTGATCGGTTGTTAGACGAGATAAATACAGAGGTATTTGACATTCTTGCAATGTCTTCGGCTTTGTCGGGAAAGGCCTCCGCAAGTTCAGTTCTGTCAATATTCTTGATTCTAAATAGGCTTTTCGTGCTCTCGGGTCCGTAGTGACTCTCGAGATAGTCGACCAAAAGCTCATATGGCAAAACCCTTTCAAATTTAACTGATCCGCTTTCCTGGTAACAGTGGAGTATTCCCTCGCCAAATATACAAGCATCTCTAAACGCCTTAGGTGCTGCCTGATAAATATTGTTCTCATAAAAAAGCCCATAGCAAAAAGAGTCTAGCTTCTTTGCCTTTCGCTGGAGCTTAGAGTCCCCAGCTGTAGTTAGGAACATGGGCTTTGGTTTGTTCTGGGATATGCGAGCAGTGAGAGTGTCTATACAAGATTGAACTATATTGTATGTAAGCCTGTCCCTAACAGGTGAAGTGGGCTTTCCAGAATTAGCTAATTGATAACCATTCCAAAATGTAGGAGTCCAAGTCCCATAGAGCTTTCCATAAGTATTGTAGGCATCAATCCTTCCCCGGTCCGCTTTCACAATAGCGCCTACTTGAGAAAGTATAGCGCCTGGAAGCAAAGCATCTTCGGCCAACCACCACCTAACCCCGTGGGTTGAGGCTTTGGCCTGGGCCTTTTTCTTTTCTTTCTCGACTGGTTTAAAGGAATTGTAATCAATGCTTGTAGACATTAATGCACGTACTCTTGCCCGTGGCAGTTAGCGTTATGGGTTAGGTACGATTGAAAGGATTCTTTTAAAAAGAAAGCCTGCTTTAGGGTTAGATCTTCTAACCACTCCGCAAGCTCATTAATCTCTTCATCTGTGTACGCTATTTTTTCTTTTTGTTCGGTCGCTTCCTTCATGGGGCAATCAACCTATCCTCCCCAGTAAGAGGCATCGGCTCATCATCACCCGACCCACTCCAATGGAGAATCTTGTCATGGTTAAACAAATCATCAGCCTTCATGTCTGGAGGAATGCTTGGCTCAACTGGCTTTTCTGGTTGAGCTTTTTGTTCTATCTCTTTGATAGATAAAGATAATTCAATGCCTTCAGCTTTAAATGAAAGCACGCCGAATTCTCTTAAGATGGGGAGAAGCTGTTTTAGGTATTCAACACTAGCCATCACCTTTTCTCAGGCGATGCATGTCGTTAATTAGGGGCCCTTGATCTTCTCGAGTGCTTCACGGGCAATTGATTGTGAAAGTTGCCATGCGCATCGAGCCCCAGCAATCAACTCCAGAGCCTCAACCGCCACTGCGAGCTTAGCTTCGGCTGCGGTGAGCTTGTCGCACATCGCTTGAGCGTTTGCTTTGTGTGTTTCCATCAGAGAACGGTCTGCGCGTGACCACATCTCAGCCCGTGCAATCCTTGCGGCGTCTTGAGAGTGTTGCCACCGGGCGCCGTCTACAAAACCTATTCGAGCATTCTCGCCCGTGTCTTTCATTATTCCAAAAAGTGTATTGTACGAGCGCTCAATGCGGACTTGTTGTGCGGCGCCCTCATCAAATTCAGGCGCGGCCTTTGACAAGTAGTCGAAGAGCCACTCCGCGCCGTCCACAAATGTGTGTTCCGGGGTAATGAAATTATCTACTTTGTGAAACTCTTTAGCCGCATCAGCGACTGCCTGCTTTATGTCTGGTGGGAGTGTACTCAAAATCTAGGCCCTCCTGTCATGTGATATCGCATCGATTGTCCGAGCCCCCGCTGAAGCGATTCAATTTTCTTTTCTAGCTCAACAATACGCGTGAGCAATTCTTCTGTAGTGACGCGCTTCTTTTTCTGCTTCTTTGGCTCTGCCATCACAACCTCCCCAAATATTTCATACGTGCGCGCTGGCAGAAATCCAGATGGCAGCAATTGTGAATTGTGTGGCGAATAAGAGGTGGCCAACTAAAATTCACGTCGAGTGCGACAAGGAACAGATCCAGCTTGGCGCGGGGAATCTTGAAACAACGATGACGCTTAAGTTCCATGCTATTTTTCCTGGTCCAGGGGTGAAGAATTGGACTGTGTCGGATAGTTCGAACGCAAGTCTGGATAAAATATTCGGCCCGTTTCGGTTTCTCGCTCTACCAAACAAATATCTGAGGGCTGAAGCCCTGTCTCTGCCAAATATTTAGCCGTTAATGATTCCTTCTCTTCTGTCCACTTCTTAATGTAAGCGCTAATAACTTCCTGCGCAGTCACACGCCCTCCCCGCGCGAGCCCTTTTCGTATTCGGCCAGAGCTTTATCAGCACTCTCTTTAGCGTTGCACAAGGGGCATGGCTCTCCATCGTTACAGTAGTGATATTCAAATCCCTTGCTGGCTGCTCTAATGGCATCCACAAGCTTTGCGGATCGCGCGCGTTCGGCATCTAATTGACCGCGATAACCGCGCTCCCACTTCTGAACATCAGCCCGCGCCTCGTCGCGCTCGCGCATCAAATGCCCCATGCGCTCACTGGTTGGATGATTGAGTGCCGCTCGGGCTTCGTCGCGTTCTCGTATCGCGGCCTCTAGTGCTGAGTACTCGACGACGTGAACGGCGCTCCCAACTTCGTTCGCCATTGGATTGACGCCCTGAATGCTCCAGCTAGTGTTAACGTGTCTGTCGCATGTTGCGTGCAGATACCACTCGCGCTCACTTCCCATTTCCCACCTCGTGTCCTGTGTCGTCTGCGCTCAGCTTTATGCGCCGACCTAATAAAATAAGAATTTCAATTTGTTCTACATCGGGCAAGCTGCGGAATAACCTGAAAATAATAAATCGCTTAAGTGCGTGAAAAAATCCGTGCCGCATTCACTCACCGCCTGATTCGGGTACGTCGTCGTGGAGCACGCCTTCCTCTGAGCATAAGTCGCACAACTGCCCCCAGCCTGGGACAGACCATGCATATGACTCAGATGCCATTCCCCATATTGCGTTAAAATACCTGGGTAGCTTTTTGTTGCGTGCCCTCTTTAAGAAGATAAGCTCTTCGAGAACAGTTCTGCCCGTCATCGCGCTTTCAGGATCGCCTGGCTTTTCAAATGCGGGACTCTGTAAATCTAAATGATGCGAAGCAATTTCAAGCAATTGGTCCCACCACTTATCTACTGTCGCCCAGTACGTTTCGCTATCACTAATCACCGCTCAACTCCTCTGATCCCGCTGGCTCACACTTGGCAAAGCCACTTCCCTTAACAAGCCCACATTTTTTGCATGTAATCATGTCGGGCCATTTCTTCCACTCGTGTTGATTGAACTCAGGCGGAATGCCGTGCTTTTTAAAGTACGCTTTTTGTTCCTTCAGAGCCTTTTTGTCCATCCTTCACTCCTCCTGCTCCGCTGACTGGGGAAGCTTTCCTGGTTTCTGCCAAACCCACAGCGTCCCGTCTAACCACTCGTCAGGGCGCTTTTGCCCATACATCCAGTCGTAAAATAAACAAAGCGCTATGAAGTTAACAACCTGTCGCACGCGTCTCACTCACTCCTCCAAAATCCCACAGACAGAGTCGCACCATGCGTGTACCGCAACGGACAAACTAAGTTTTTACAATTCATCCTTATCGAATGCAAACAAATCTGGGTCTGGCTCAAAGATGTGATCGAAGTGATTTGGGTTCTGCTCTTTCTGGATTTGTTGAGAAAGTCTCTCAATGTGCTGGGGCTCCCATACATCTTGCTTGTTCCAGTCTATCGCAGTGTCTTCTTGAGGCTTTTCAAAGAGGTAAGAATAAGTGTGCCTCCACAGATAGAGGCCTGCATCGCATAGATGGTTAGGGAGACCGGGATGTTCACGACGAGCGCCATTAGCACTTTTCTTGATGATGCCATTATCTGTTTCCCAAACTAGAGTGTTGTACTCATCTGCTAACTCTTTGGCGCCAGGAAGTACAAAGATTCTTTTCTGAATAAACTCAGCATTCATTATGTTGATGAAGTGCTCTTTGCCTAACTTGTCCGCAGCTATCAGGTTAGTTCCGTGCCTGTTGTTCAGCTCTGCAACAGCTTGTGCGTTAGCGTTGTCGATAACCTTAACGTCAAACTTCCATCTTAGCTCTAGCTCTTTGATCTTATTCGCAACATCCGTAACGTCATACTTGAGATGCTTTTCCGCATGGATGAAATAAAGATTGGAGCCAGCATCATTGTAAGCACCAACCACAAAAGCCGATGGATCTGGTGAATGGCCAAGATCCACTCCAAGAACGTAATGATAAGCATTATCAAATACAGGCATTTGAGTGAGCCTGTTCGACTCAGAGAATTTATAGACTCTTGCATCTTCATCGATTACCCAATCGTTAAGCATCCATTGGCGGTAAAGCGCTGTCTGTTTAAAGAGTGGTCTATCTCTCTCGATATCATCTAGTTCTTCTTGCCATTGTTTAGCTACATGAGGGTTATCGTGAGCGGTCCAAGTGTGTAGACTCCAACCTGGTTCTTTTTTGGTCGTAATGTCGTAAAAGAGCCCCCGAGTGATATTAGAAGCCGTTCCAAGCAGGCAAATTGTTCCTCTTTGGTCAGCGGTTGCGGGCTTGAGGACTCCGTAGACAAGTTGATGCATGTTGACGGTAAACATTGAAGCTTCATCGAGGATGACAAGTTTATACTTCTTTCCCAAGAGTTTGTTCATCTCTTGTTCGTCTGTGTCCGCTCCCGTTACCCATATGACAGAGCCATTTGGAAGTGTAGCTGTTAGTAGAGTTTCATTGAATTTGATGTTCAGTTTATACTTTGTGTCGAGCTCTCTGAGGATGTCTTTCCAGATGATTCCATGAGCGCTTTGTCGAGTAAGGCCAATGAACAAGCAATTGCATCCAGGCCTCTCGAGAGCCTCTTTAATAAGATATAGCCCGCCAGTATAAGACTTAGCTGCCCTGCGAGTACAAAACAAAGACTTAAGACGATGAGGGTCATTGATAAACTCCAGCTGTTGTTTGAATGCTACATCGTGAAGTCTGAAGAGGCTTCCTTGCCTATGAACAGCAAGCATTGCTCCTGCGATCATGCCAACTCTAGTTGTTGCTCTTCGGCTGACTCAAGCCTGCGCCTGGCGATTTCCACATACTCATCATTCATTTCGATGCCGATAAACTTAAAACCTAAGCGCTTTGCTGCTACACCTGTAGAGCCTGAGCCAGCGAACGGATCGAGTACAGTGCCGCCGGGTGGAGTGATCAAACGGCAGAGGTATTCCATGAGTTTTAAGGGCTTTACGGTCGGATGATTCGAGCTATATGTTTTCCATACGCTTGAGTCGTTTAGCTTCGACAACTTTTCTAACGTGGCAAGCTTTGCATCTGCCGTAGCTGATCCAACCTTCTCGACTAAAATACCAATTGCTATCGTCGATTCGCTTGAACTCCCCGCAGAGTTTACATGGCTTATGCCAGACGTCGCTTTCGAAACGACATCCTTCATGGAGTCGCTTGTGCGTGAGAGCATCAACAAGTTCCAAGTTTTCAATTCTGTTATCTGCTGGATTATGATTCTTGTGGTGGACAAACATTCCCGGGGGAATATCGCCGTGATGTTTTCGCCACACGAGAAGATGCTCGAATTGGGTATTAATGCGGATATAACCTTTAGGATTGATAGAACCAGAGCCGTACTTTCTTCGCCTTGACATACCGAGAATGTGGCACAGTCAAACCCATTAAGCCCTTTCGATCTTTCAGGCTTCGAACTTTTCGCACAGTAAAAGAAGCGGGATGCGCCGCCGGAGTCGCCGAACCTATGTCCGTCGCCCGCACGTGCTAATATGATATCGCCCGTCGGTTCACATTCGCGC